CCCTGTGCAATCTCATTCTGGAACTTGTTAAAGGTCTTTTGAGCACCGTCACCCTTGGCCTGGATTAGCTCCAGACCGCCGGCGGTGGCGTCAGACATGCTCTTGGCGCTTTCAGTCGCTGTCTTTTGGCGCTCGCTCAGTTGCTGCAAAACGCGATCATGCGCCTGCACATCCTTACCTGCTGCCTTAAGAACCTCACGTTCTTGGCTAAACCGGGCGATCATTTTATCGAGATTATCGATCACGCCCCGCTGACGAGCTTCTTGGGCCGTGGTGAGCTGTGCGTCATGCTGCGCCTGGGTAATGTTCTTTTCCGCAAGTTCCTTTTCCAGTCGAGACGTGGTGTCACGATAGGAAGTGGCTAGCTTCGCCTCCTGGGCCGATAGATTGCGATCAATCCGCGCCATGGCGCTATTTGCCGCTTGCTCTTGTGCGGTCACCCGCGCATCCGAGAGCGTCCGCTCTCCTTTGACAATTTCCTGCTTACGCTCTTCGATCGACGCGCGAATGGACGTCTTGTCTGCTTCAGTGAACCGACGGTAGAAAGCGACGCCGTCAGAGGTCATTTCCATACGACCGCCGCGGTCAAGATCCTTCTCTAGACGAGCTACCTCATTGCGAATTTTCTGATTATTCGTCGTAACCCGCTGAACGTCGTCCGCGGTGATCATCCCTTGACGCAGCCTTTCCGCTGCGGCGGTTGCCTTATCAGTCGCGCTCGTGAATAGGCCGGCAGCGTGCGCAGCCATTCCCAGGCCGACAATGATCATGCCGATTGGTCCGAGGGCGAAATTTATCGCCACGCCGAGTGCGGTCACAGCGGTACGTGCTAGACCCATCGCAACAGCTGCGGTGCGATGAGCGACACTGTTCGCTGTCGTCGCAGCGGTATTGGCGGCGGTCGCTACGCTCAAACGCCCCTTGGCGGCTGTATGAGCGTTGGTTTCGGCCGCAAGGACTCTTTCCATCCTAGTTGCTTCGCGACTCTGCTCCTGCATATCGCGAAGCGCATTATTTGCCCTCCTGGTCGCTTCAGCACGCGCGATGAAGCGATTGGTAATCGGATCACGCGGCGTGGCTGCGCCGGCCGCCATCTGGCGGTACATAGCCTCTTCCTGACGAAGTGCGGCCACGACCTGGTTCTGGCGAACCAAGCGCGCTTCCAGTGCCGCAATACGTTGTCCAATAGCGGCAGTTTCAGCTTGGGAAGCGGCGTGCTGAGCCGCGGCAGCTTGTGCAGTGGCGGCGGCCATTTGGCGAACCGCTACGACATTTCTGTTGTAGGCATCTCCAATTTTAACAATGCCAGCGACGACGCCACCGCCCGCTGCACGAACAGCGTTCATGCCGCTGACCATCCACAGCCAGAAGCTTTTCGCCATCAATCCGGCCATCATGACCGCAATGGTGTTAATCGCCGCGCCGATATACTGGCGGAACTCGATCGCCTTCTTGATTATTTCCGTGAAGCCGCTGACGATAGTGCTGACGGTCTGCCCAAATTCGGCCGCCATCTGCTTGGCGGTATTACCCATCAGCATCGCGTTCAGCTCTTTAAGGCTGTTCACGACACCCTGGAACATACCGTCGTTTTGGCCCAGACCGGTAAATTCGGTGGCGATGAGTGTCAGGTTGGTGCGAACCTGCGCCAGCTGGCCAAACATGGTATTAGCCAGACGTTCGCCGGCGCCGGCATAGGTACGCTGCATCTCATCGAGCATAAGCTTCAGCGCAGGGCCAGCGGCGACTGTACCCTTTGAAATCTCGGCAACAAGATCGCCGATGCTCATGCGGGCCGCGCGCGCCATCAGTTTCAGTGCAGAGGGCACAGCTTCACCAAGCTGCTGCCTCAACTCTTCCATCGAGACGACGCCCTTACCAGCCATCTGCTGGATGGCAATCGCCGCGCGATTGAGGGTATCGGAGCTTCCGCCGAAGGACGACACGGCGTCAACGAGGCCGCGCAGTGACCCATTGGTGGGGTCGATACCCGCGGTCTGGAACTTGACGAACGAGTCCGTTAGCTGTTGTACCGCGAAGCCCGAACTCCGCGCCATGTTGTAGAGATATTCGAGGTTGCTCGCGGCTTCCTTTTCGCGCGCAGCATCCCCCATCTGGGTCGACAGTCCCTTCATCAGCACCGTCAGGCGCTCGACTTCCGCGGACTGCTTGAACAGAGACATAACCCATCCGGTGGAGATGTCATTCAAGGTCAGCATCGCCGAGCGTGCCTGACCAAGAATGACCGTCATGTCCCGGACGCGCGCCATCGGGCTGCGAATGCGAGTACCCAGGCGGTCCATCGCCTGGGTCATCGTTTGAACTTGCTTAGAGCTGGAGTCGATCTGACTTCCGAAATGACGCAGCTGCCCTGTGGCAGTTTTGAGGTTGCCAGTCCACCGACCTGTATCAAGATCCAGGACGACCCTAAGTCTACGATCGGCCATACGCTAACCTCACACTCGTCTCTTTAATTTGACCGAAATCGGCTCTTTAGTTCCTTGAATTTTTCAGCGTCGAAGAACGTCTCGATCACCACTGGACCATCCAATTCGATGCGGAGCGCTTCAAATGTCTTCGCGACACCTTCAGGCGATTGTGCCGCGGCAAGCAGTTGGAGCGTTCTCTGATCCTCTTCCGCGCGTAGGCGGTCGACTTGCTTATTGAATGACCAGAACGCCGCCAGTGGCATCGACATGACGTCTGTGTATGTCATTCCATATGCACGGCAGACCCGCGCGACATAGAAGGGGAGATCAACTTCCTTTAAGCGGTCTCCCCCTCCCCGTTTCCCTCCGCACTCGTTGCGCCCGCTTCATTCACGGCCGAGCTCATCTCGTTCAGCCAGGCGAAGATCCGAAACAGCTTGTCCGTGGGCAGCTCGCCCACCGGGAGCGTCGGGAAGAACTCATGGATGGCGTCACGCATGATTTCGACACTACGAAGCATATCGTCGTCGCCGACATCACTCGACTTTTCGATAATCTTCGCGTGATCCTTTGCGCGCCGCTGCTGGGCGACAAAGGCGTCGACGGTCAGAACCGCCATGGCGTGGCTTTTGCCCTTGTGCTGGATCTTGATGTCAGATTCAGTCGCGGGGAGCTCGTCTAGGTTAAGGAATTTGGGATCGCTCACGAAAATATTCCTGGTTGGCGGGGAGGCTCCCCTCCCCGCTCATTGAGGTGGATTAGGCGTTGATCACCCAAGTGAAGGTATCGGTGATGCTGGCGCCGCCGTTGGAAGCCGTGATCTTGACGGTGAATGGCGATCCGGTTGCCGTGGACGGCGTGCCCGAAATGAGACCCGAGGCCGCGTTGATCGAAAGCCCGGTGGGCAAGCCCGTAGCAGCGTAGCTCGTGGCTCCAGCGAAGTGCGAAGCGACGTTGAAGTTGACGGGCACGTCGACCTGACCAGCGCGATCCGCGATGGCACCGATGAGAGATACGCCACCAGCAGCGGCCGGGTCGCCCATCTCGAACAGATTGCCCGTGTCCAAATTGACGTATCCGCTGAACTCCAGGTTGTAGACGCGCTGGTCGCCCGAGCGATAAGCGAAGCTGAAATCGCCCTTGGCCATCGCCTCATAAACGAGCAGATCGAATTCCTTATCGCTCGCATCCCGCTCATACGGGTGGCAGACAAGCACGCCGGCGAGCGAGCGAAGGGAAGTGCCGGCCGACGCCTTCACAACGAGCTTCTTGGTGGTCGTGCCGACCAGGGTCGATCCGGGAATGACAGTGAGCAGCTTGCTCAGATCACTTTCGGCGAGCGGGACACGCACGACGATCGAGCGACCATTGATCACCTCGTCAACGGCAGTTTCGCCGAACTGGTCCGCGGTAATCTGGTTCACTTCCGTGCCGAATTCGACTTCGACACCGCCCTTGGTCAGGCCGAGGTCAACGCCTTTGAAGAAGACGCTGCACGGTCCCATCTGAAGATTTTCAACATTCGCCATGAAATACTCCTTAATCTCTGCAGAGAATTTTCCTGATAATACCATAGTGCATGTGTATCGTCCACTATGCGTTAGGGTCGAGCGAAGACGACCTTGAACTGGGTCGATGTCTCCACCGTGCCCCCTTCGGAACGCCGATAGGATACCGGATCAGTCATCGGCACCAGCTGGATAAAATAGACATCGTCGACCCATTTGTGGTGCATGGTGATAGCTTCGGCGATTTCCAGAGACCTGTCATATCCCGCCTTGTCGCTTGGATCCCGCACGATCACCTGAAACCGAGTGTCGCGCACCGGGAGTTGTTCCTGGTCGATCGCGTCACCAATCAACGGACCACGCAACATAATCCCTTTCACGGTGTCCGCTGGGATCGTATTGATAAAAATGTCGACACCGATCTCCGCGAGGTTTTCTGAAGCCAGGAGGTCGGCGAGAACCATTAGATGTTTCATCGAAAGATACCACTGAAGGCTTCGTCGAATATCGCGTCGAGTTCCTTCTCGACATCGTCCATCGCGCGCTGAAGATATTCCCGACCAACAGCATGCGACGGGTCTGACGCCTGCTTTGCTGCACTACGCGGCCCGAGATCATAATCGCCTTCGTGCATCTCCCACGCATAATCATCGACATCGACGCCATTCACCACACCGCCAACTTCGACCGTGGTTTCGACACGGTTCGCTGACCCGCGGCGTTCGGTAATCTCGTGCGCGGCTTCCAGGTTCCCCTTGTCGACGGGAGCGTTAGCGATGCTCTCTTCCATCACCTTTTGCGCCGCTTTTCGCTGTTGACGCAAGGCGCGTTTTGTCGTGGTCTCGCCATCACGACTCATCGTGGCCGCCAGCTCTTCGGCTGTCGGTCCTTGAAAGCGCAGACTCACGACACCGACTCCTTCAATGTGCATTTCACCTCGTAGTGATCCAACATCCCTGTGACCCGATAACGAGGCTCAACGAAGCTCACTTCCAAGAGAAGTCCCGATATCGAGATGATGTCGTCGAGAATTGGCATAAAGGACACGGGGAAAAGCAATGTCGCCTGGATAACAGTTTCTTCCGCAACGCCGCGACTGGCAGAGGAGTCAGCACGCACCGCAGTGTCCTCAACCTTCGGCTGTAGATGCACCACAGCACACGGCACCTTGATTGGATTGCCGAATGCGGCCTGACCGAACAGGTCGCGTCCAGTCTTCCGCCTCACATGGCACCAAAGGTTCGGACGAAACATATCAGGCGCCCCTGAAAACGCCGATACGACGATAGATATAGCCGTTAAGCTCCCGATACGCAGCGCGGCACACTGGTAGTTCAAGATAGGGTTTGGTGCTGAACATCATCGAACTTTCGCCGATGGTCTCCGAAATCACCCCGTCACGCCGGCGACTTGCTAACGTGTCGCCTCCAAGCAGCGTGTCAGCCTCGACGATCTGTGCGCGCTTCAGCGCTTTGCGGAAATTTGAAGGAAGATCCTGGAATTCGCTCTGATCGAGAAGAGAGATATTTTTGATAACGCGTCCACAGAAGCGGTCTGCCCCATTCTCGTAACCGGCATACCGCGAGCTATCGCTCCAACCGACCTTGTAGGTGAGTTGAGCGAGGTTTGAGTATGCATGGATGAGCGCAGCGCACTGTGCAGACTTGTCAGAGGTGTCCCATCCAGCGAACATACCGCCAAAACCCTGACGCAGCGCCAGAGCTTCCGGGTAGGTGACAAAGCTGTTCTCCATGACCCCGAGCGGTGAACTACGCTGAATGAGATAAATTTCGCGCTGTTCGACGACACCACCTGGAACTGTGAATGTCACAACAAGTTCGCGGGCGGCGGTCGAAACCGGCGCCACATTATGCTCGCCGGTTATGGTGATCACGATCTTTTTGCTGACGGGATTGGGGTCTACGACGGAACCGCTCGTAACCTCCGCTCCATCTTCGTCAAACAATACCCAGTTAGCGGCGCTAGGGGCAATCTCATTCCCCATTGCGTCCGCTACTGGCACAGTGAGAGTGACCGGCTGCTCTTGCGCATAGACCGCCGCCATGACTGATTACTCAGCCAGCTTCGTCTGAGCGACCAAGATCTCGTTTACCAACTCCGAGATGGACCGACCGCGAACGCCGAGCGGGGTAGCGACTGTGCGCAATCCGCTGATTCCGTCATTGGCAGCGATCGCTTCGAGCTCCTGACGAGAATAGATCACAGGGCCATGTTTGGCTGCAGCTTCCTCTGCCTTCAATCGTGCGGCTTCGAGAGCCGCGGCTTCCTTGGCTGCCTCTTCCGCACGCGCAGCTTCCTCGGCCGCCAGGCGATCGGCTTCGAGAGCAGCTTGCGCTTCAGCAACGGCGGCCTCATCAGTTGCGCTGGTCAACTCTTCGGCAACCTCCATACGCTGCCGATTTGCGGAAATGATCGCCGCTGCAGGACCTTGCGGTTCTCCCGTCTCGGCGTCGACCACACTGATGATCCCACCGATGCGGTTGACCTGCACACGATTAAGATCTTCATCGGAAACGCCGTCGGTGAAGCTAATCCCCTGCCCCCATACGCCGGTAAATCCGACAAACCCTGGCGAGACGATACGAACTTTCATGAACTGCTCCTCAAACAAAAGGGGGCGAGGCATTGAGCCCCGCCCCTTTCTGGGAAACTACCCTTGCGGGGTTTCTATTAGATGTTGGCGATACCCTTGAGGCGGGCCAGCGACTTGGTGCTCTTCAGCGCCAGACCGCAATACCACTTCAGACGGTAACGCTCGCTGTCCTTGTTCTGGACGGTGCCGATCGGCTGCACGCGAATACCCGACTGCGGGCCGCCGTAGATGCCATGCAGGCCGTCAGCTTCATTGAAGCGCGCCGCATAGATCGAACAGGTAGCCGAAGCGTTACCCTGCGTTTCATCACCCGGCAGGAAGTCGTTGACCAGGATCGGGATACCCCGATAGGTCGGGAACGACACGCCGGCGACATTCGGCAGGGTGATGTGTTCCGGCGTGGTGCCGCCCAGCGAACGCATGGTGGAGAAGATCGCGTCCTGCGTACCGCCGCGCATGATCAGCGCATCCGCGCCGAGCGGGATCTTGCGGATCAGCGCGTCCAGCATTTCCAGCGTCAGCGGAGCGCCGTTGGTCGCGGCCGACATGGTCTGGTCCGTGGACACCAGCTTGCGAATGCCGTCAAATTCCTTCGGGGAAGCGGTGGAGTCTCCATTGGCGAGAGTGCGGTGGAACTTGCGACCCAGGCCCTTCGCCTTCGAGGCGATCTGGATGGCCGTCTGGTCGTTCGTGTCCGACATCGTCTCGTCGAGGAAGTTGTCGATATCGACGTCGCCGATCAGAATACGCAGCTTCGCCACGACTTCTTCGAAGGTGGCAGCGCCTTCCTGGACAACTTCATACGGATCGAGGAAGTCACCTTCACTCAGGGTCAGTTCCCGATCGTACATATACGCCTTGCCAACGACGCGCATGAAAGGGAGCAGACCGAACATGCCATCCTTTTCGATGATCTCTTCGATGACACCCTGTTCCAGAACGCTCTGGCTCAGCTTTTCAGCTTCAACTCGCAAAAGAGGCATGTGTTACTCCTACGCAACTCGTACAAAACTAATTTCTCGCCTATCCTAACTCAGATTTAGTGCATAGTAAATAGCACACATGCACTATGCGCAAATTAGGAACGAAGTTTGCGAAGGCCCTCGCGAATCTTCTCCTGACGGGACAGTTCGCCGGACGGGGCCTGACCATCGCTCGTCTTGGAATGAGCGCCAGGCTTAGTCGTCGACTTCAGCAGACTGTCACGATCCGGGTCCGCGTTCACAACCTTCTCGATCGCGGCGTCAAACGAAAGAGGCCGACCCTTCCCGTCGACGTACATGGTCCGATCTTTCTCACCGCGAGGCTTGTCGTAAACGACCGGATTGCCGTCCTCGATCTCGACATGTGCTCCATACAGAACACGCGCCTTGGTCGGGGTCAGCAGAAGCTTTTCGCGAATGAAGTTGGACGCGGAAAATTCCTGACCGACGGTCATCTCATTGAGCCGCGTTTTGAGGGTCTGGGTTTCGCCGCGCTCTGTGTCGAGTTCAGCCTGGAGCGCCTTTTCACGCGCATCCCGCTCTTCGTTCATGAGTTCGCGAATGCGCTCCCAATTGCCTTCAGCTTCAGCTTTGGCTTTCTCAGCCTCCCGCAAGGACGCTTCGACCTCGGCCTGCTTCTTGATTGCTTCACGCGCCTTGGTTGGATCTAGGTCGGCAAACTGATCCTTGGTGCGCTTGGCTTCGGCGATCGCTTCGTCACGCTCGCGACGCAGGCGCTCAAGCTCTTGAGCGTTGGCGCTATCATCAGACTTTTCCTTCGCCTTGGTAGCAGCTTCGGCCGCGTCAGCTTCTTCCTTCGCCTTAGCGGCGGCTTCAGCTGCTTTCTGGGCCTCTAGTTCTTCTGGATCCACAATACACCTTTACTCGAAACGGGTTACCAAATCGCATGCATAATAACACACATGCACATATGTCACAATATAGCGTCAAACGTACCGATACTTTGGGGTTCCAGTGGTCGCGATGATGTAAATAGCGATCCCAGCACCAATCGGTTCATCGTGCACAGGAGAATCGCTTCCGTTGATAGTGACAAAATTTTCGGGTTCCGTGGTCGGCTGTTCCGCTTCGATGGCGAAAGAGATGCTATCCTCTGCCCCCAGGTAAAAACGAACAAACTCGGCGCCGGGAGCGATCTCTTCGAGAGGTTGACCGTTCAGATCTCCCTCCGGGACGGCTTGAAGAACACCCATCCCGACGACGCGATCACGAACATAGTTTCCTGTATCGATAATATTGTAGGCCATTATGTCTCTCCGATTATCCAGCGTCACGCACCCGCCGGCGGAACAGTCCGCCAGCATAGGAGCGTTTTACTACGATCGGCCCGTCACCTTCGATCGGACCCAAACTGTTGGATGCCACCATTCCGATTCCACCAGACGCGGAAATAGCGATCTCTCGATATGAGATGATGCGCCCAAGGTCCGTCAAAGTAGTCTCATAAGTGGTCGCGGTCGCGCCGGATATCGGCGCGCCGTTACGAAGCCACTGACCAGACACTCCGCCTTCAGCATCATCCCAAACACCGGGGGTGGCTGTGAGAATGGATCCCTGAATAACCGACCCGGATATGGACGACGGTGTCACATTGATGGGGTTCGTGACCGGCGCTTCGTCAATCACTTCGAAATCGTGATCTACGAACGGTTCAAGATCTGCGTCATTACCTCCATGAATGGCCAGCCAGTCACCCACCCCCAGATCGGCACCGTCCACGTCAAACAGAACCTCAGTCTGACCCGCTGGGAGCATGACCTCGACGTAGGGTCCGGCCTTTGGGTCGACAGCAAATGCCTGCGGTTCGCTTGGGTCCAGGTCCGCATCGTTAGACGTGGTGACGACCTTCCAGTTACCAGGACCAAGCGCCCTCCCGCTAACTGGGAAGAGCGCTTCGGTCTGGCCTTGGGGAAGAGTGATCTCCATGACTTAATCCTCGTCGGGGATGAAGGCGATGACGACCTTGATGTCGGCGCTGTGGGCGCGGCTTGCCTTGAGCTTCATCTGAGTGACGCCCAGTCCGATCGTCTCAGGCCCCTCCAGACTGAGTTCGATCGGCTCCTCCGGCTCTTCATCGTCGCTTGGGTCGTTGGTGACCGTGATGTTGAGCGTCGCCAGCGTGTCGTTGTTGGCGGCGTCGCGGGCGCGGACCTGAACCACATAGATGTTGTCGCCATTGGCATCGACCGGGTTCTCGAAGTCCTTGGCGGCCATGCCGAGTTTGTTTCCCTCGGTCAGCGAGAAGAGCGCCTGATCTTCACCTCCGACGATCGCCCAGGTCACCGGCTCATCGGCGGTGAGGTCCATGCTGAACGACTGATTTTCCTGTACCGAGGCCGTCGAGGGCGAGGTGATCGTCGGGGCGGTCGTGTCGGCCGCTGCCTCACGCTCATAGGCGCCTGCCGCGCCAGTACCATCATCATGACGGGGGCGGCCGTCGAGGTCGTAGGCGAGGGCCTGGAGCCCAGACGGCACGCGGTCATAGGCCGGATTGGTCTCGCCGGTCAGGTGATAGTCGCCGAGACCCGTCGCGGCCTCACCACCCTTGTTGTTGACGAATGCGAGCGCGGTGCCGACAACCGTCGACGGCTCCAGATAATCGCCCAGCCAACTGCCAGCAGAGGGTGTCTGACTGCCCTGCGTCGAGGCGCCGATCGCGTTGCCCTTGAAGCCGACCCCAAAACGGGTGTGCCAGTTGCCGACCTTGCCGGTGCCCGCCCCGGGCTGATCGAACAGGTCGCCCTTGACGTTATACTGATGGAAGGCGTTGAACCGGACGGTCGCAACCTTCCTGGCCACCGCCTTGTCATTGTAGGCGATGTTGATACGACCAGCCAGGTCGGTGCCGGGCACGGTGTTGTGCATCACCACAATGTTGTCGACGGTGTTCATGGCGCTGTCGGCGCTGATCTGCAGCGCCGGGGCCGCTGTTGCGTTGGCTCGCTCGACGATGTTCTGGACGATGGCCGCGCCGCGTGCGTAATCCTGAGAATAAGCGATGCGCGACGACGCCCTCACGTCGAGTAGACGGTTATTGGCGATCACCATACCGTCCGACGGGTCGACCAGCGTGTAGCTGGCCAGATTATACTCGTCGAAGTATCCGCGCCGGAAGTCACAGCCGATCGTCGCACCGATCACCGCCACACGGAAGTTGACGGTCGAATCGTGGCAGACGCAGCCTAGCGCCATTGCTGCCTGCGTATTGGTGGTGACGTAGCTACTCCAGAACGGCGATTGATTGCCGCTCGACAGACCGCTGAAGGTGACGTTGCGCCAATAGGCGAGCCCCTGGCAGTAGTTGATCGCCGTTGTGCCTCCGTTGTAGCTCAGCGTGATCCCATCATAGACGATAACTTTGTCGTTGGTGTTCGATCCGCCGTCGAGCGTGAAGGCACCCTGCTGGGCGATGTCGACCGCCCATCGCAGCATTGACGCCGTTTGCCGGGTCGCAGTCAGCGACATGCTGGCGACGCCGGTGTTGAGCGGGTCTTGCTCGATCGTCGTCAGGCAGTTGCCGGCCGCGACGTTGAACGTCGCGGTGGGGACATGCGCGACCGCGCCGCCCGCGCCGTCATCCATCAGGCGAATGGTGCCGCCGGAGTGATCGTTGTGGCCGCGATTGGTGTTATTCCAGGCGACGATCGCGACCAGCGCGGCGTTAATCGTCGGGAATGGTGCCGCGCGCGCGGTTGTCGGATTGTCGGAAACGGCGCCGCCGGTCGCGCCTTCCTTCACATAGGCATATGCACCGCCATAGCTGCCGGTGCGGTCGTTGAAGACGCGGAGCAGGGTCTGCGCCTGCGCGGTCGGCCAAGCGATACCATCGGCCGCGAGGTCGAGCACCGCCGAGGCGTCGCCGATCCACGGATAGACCTTGGCATTGACGTTGAACAAGGCGCCGGCATTGAGCGCGGCGAGCGGGATCGCTGCCTTGTACGCCTCGACGATGTGGCCCTTGGTCTGGATCTCCGAAAGCGTCGGCGTCGATGCAGTCTGCGTCGCGGCGGTGTTGGTGCCGTCGGACGCGCTATATTCGATCCGCGCCACCTGCCGACCGAGCATTGCGTGCTTGTGATAGGCCACCGCCTCGATCGCGAAGCTACTGCCGGTCGCCCGCTCGTGCGGGACGTTCAGCCACGCGAACAGCGGCTTGGGATAGGCGAGCGTCGAATCGTTGGTGATCGTTGCGGGCGCCCCGGCGTTCGCGCCGGTATAGGCGCCGGCCGCGACATCAACCGCCGTGATCGTCGACCCGGCATAGACATCGTCATCGAGCGAGAAGCGGATGCGCACGTCATCGCCGACCGCATCGATCATCGTCGTGGATTCGTTCGGGTACTGACGCCGCAGCACCGTGCCGCCGCTGATGGTACGAGTCCGCGTCACCGCGCCCGTTGCATCGTAGCCGGGGTCTTCAACGGTCAGCGTGACCTTGGAGGCGTCGAAGGTGCCGCCGGCCGCGAGGCCCTTGAAGACGATCTCGGCGATCCAGCCATTGCCGTGGATACCATAGCCCAAGCCGTCCGGGTCGAGCAGCGTGGCATTTCGGACAGTGAGGGAGATCGGGTCTCCCGTAATCTCGCCGCCTGGCTCTGCTTCAGAGAGCAGGGTTTGCGCGCCGTAAGACACCCCTGGCTCAGCCAGGAGCTGACCTTCGATATCCGCAATAAATGCTTCCCTAGAAGCGTCGGCCTTGTCAACCACTTGATAGACCTGGAAGTTCTCTGCGTTCCGGGAGAACGTGCCGCGAAGGTTGTTCTCGTACAGCTGTTCAGAAGGCGGGGTCGGCCAATAAGACAGGGTCTTATTGTCCTCGTCGAATAGGATGCCGCCGTCGATGGCCTCCACAGATTGCACGATATTTTTACGAGCGCGCACAATACAGCCAACTCCGGCCGAGATTTTCGGCGCGATCCCCACTTGGCCGAAGCCGTCCTTTGGTGGCAGCTGGTCAGGTCCGACAAACGTATTATACTCGCAATAGTCGTTATCGCCGCGCGTATTCATATGCGCGTAGGCAGTCGAACATCCGACAATGTTGTTGATCGTCACAAGCGAAGATAGCTTGGTCGCGCTGCTGTTCGAGTTGATATAAAACGACAGGCCGGTGACCCAGCGAGAATATGCGCCGCCGTTCAGCTCATCAACCCCGTCGATATACCGAACGCCGGACGCCAATATTCTGTTGTTTGCCAAGACCAAGTGCTGGGTTGCGCCCTCGAAGTCGGCGGTTCTGACCTGTACGAAGTCAGTATGAGGCCCCCTGCCAGGGCCATACTCATCCATGATGTCTAGATTATCGCGGTATGTATTATTCGCGATGTAGGCATGACAGTTATCTGTATAGAACACACCATGACGGTACGACGCTGAGCCTGTCCCGATGCCGTGCGCGTCAGCCTTGCCCGCCCTGAAGTCGTTATTAACGCTCCAGAAACTCAGGATAGAGGTGGCGTCGATCGCGTTCTCGTACCCCCAGAACTGGCAACCATCGACCATAAAAAACTCGGCATGGAAGCATCGCACAGGGAATATAGCCTTGCGGTGATCGGCGTGTGATCTTCCCGCATTCCACATGAACCCGAAGCGGTTATTTCGGAGAATGAATACCGTGAATATGGGAGAACTCGCATGCGAGTTCAGCCTGATTTGATCGCCGTAAGAGGCCTCCGGGTCTTTCTCGCGAGAAAGCAACGTGTTGCGCCATTCGATACCCCGCATCCCCGCAGCATGGAATTGCGACTGGACGACCGGGTCATGTCCCTCGTCAGGCTCGATCAGCAATCCGCCACCATTAAATGGCCTGAAGTCTCTGGGCTCGACGATCGCGCGATCATCCGCTGACCATGCAGCCTCCTGCAAGCGGATGCGGTGCCACTCCCCATCGGCGGGGGTAATGGCGTACAGGGCGTCCCTCAGTGCATATATGTCGGTAACGGCGACGTCTGTGACGAAAGACTGGCCTTGGTATCCTGCCCAAGGAACGATCGGATATTTCGTGGCCTTGTAGCGCAAGTACGCCTCGGTCGACACCAGGCTGAGGATGCCGTCGGCCGGCTTGTCTTCTGCCGAAGTGATCGGGATCGAGAAAGCAGTCGCATGGGGGCTGTTCCCAGCATCGCCGGTCTGGACGATGTTGAAGTCCGCCGTCGCGCCCACCATCGCGATCAGCAGAGGCGTGTCCGAGTGAGCGAGCCACTTACCTCCCTGACGATCCACAATCTGAAAATATTCGGCGGCCGAGCCGGTCAGGCTTAAGGCGGCCGTGCCGTGCGCGTTGATCTTCCCGATCAGCTTGCTGCCAGGATTGCGCTCATAGATCGTGGCGAGCGGCGCCCCAATGTCGTTCTCAAGATCGGCATCGGGAAAATCAACGGCCGCCAGCATCTCGCCAGCGATGTGGTTGAGTGCGGCGTTGGCGTCCGCTCCGCGAGTGATGGTAATGAAGCCCTGGGTAACCTCAACCTCTACAGCGGTGGCGTTCTCGAAGAACGTGTCACGAGCGATTATCGCGCCGCTGCCGTCCATACGCTGGTTGGCGGCGATCGCACCGGGAGCAGTCGCTTCTGCGCGCAACGTGCCTCCCAATGCGCCGTCATAAAGGCGATACCCGTTGGTCGCGACTGATGTCGCGTTATCGCCGAAAGCGAGGATAATATTGTAAATCCCGTTGGGAAGGTCGATGCGAGCGCCGGAGTTCGAGGAGGATATGTTCCACATCGAAGCGAGGCGTGGGTCAACCGTGGGGCTGCGGTCGAAGGCGTTGACGCCTGAGCCAATGCTGCCGAACGTGAGGCCGCCGCGCTCGGTCGGGTAAACGTCGCGATCTTCAGCAGTGTCAGGCCGGGCCGCGTAGGTGGCGCCCTCCGGGTCGACGCGATAGCCGTGGTTCTTTCGGAAGCTGATCTGGAAGTTCATTGGGTCTTACCCCTGTCGGTTTTCTTTACAGACTGAAATTCAACCGAAGCGTGCGCCGCCGAAACGTGCGGTTGGCGCAAAAATTGCTTGGCAGAGGTCTGGGTCTTGGTTGGGAGGAATGAATGCGATTTATCTTGGCTGCTCTCGCACTGGTGTGCGCGGTGCCGGCGCAGGCTGCTGTCAACTGGACGAACACGGAGAGGGGTACGTTCCAGGCGGACGATTTCTGGTATCTCGACTCTGGGGTCAGAGAAATCACAATGGTCGAATTGAGATTGACCAGCGACCCCTTGGGAGCGACGGCGTTCCTTCGCGGTCCGTCGACCGTGGTAATGACCCCGAGCTATAAATGGGATGGCACCAACGCCGTCAATCACTGGCTCCGCGATGATGAGGTCGTCTACACCGTTCTGAATAACGAACCGGATTACGTCCGCGTTTCTTACTACCTGCCGCGCAGCATGGGGCCTTGCGGCCCCGCAATTAGCGTAGGCGCTTTCTGTGGGGATGCCGCCCGTGTGGACATCAACAGCCTGGCATTCGGCATCAACGGAGGTTCTGGCCCCGTTGATTATAAACTCACAGTGACGAGCTTTACCGCCGTCCCCGAGCCGGCGACCTGGGCGATGATGATCGTCGGCTTCGGGATGCTGGGTGCGCGCCTGCGCCTTAAGCAAGCTCAGAGGGGCCATCACGCAGCTGCCTCCGACTTGTTGTTCTGACCCTGGTTATTCTGGTGATTTGGGAGGCCCGGCTTTTGATCGGGCCGCCCTGCCGTCACAGGGTCGACTTCAATCTCCAGCCACTCGTCTTCGATTTCCTTTTCGATCTTCGCACGCTCGCTTTCGCCGAGCTGCGGAAACATCTTCGCGACCATGCGTCGCATATGCTCCTGACGAAGCGATCGCGGCGCACCCATCAGGGACAGGCGCTGAGCGGTATCGAACTCGTCAGCCAGGTTGCGAACATCAAAAGTGGCCGGATACGTCGCGTATTTCTTCGTATCCTCAAGCTCCTTGGTGTCCCCATTCCAAGCCATGATGAGACGGACCAGGTTATGCTCTGCGAGCTCAAGAGACTGCGCCTTGGATACGAGCATCGCGTTCAGGCGTTCGAAGTCGTACGCCTTCGCGACACCGGATGAGTTGTCGATGCCGAGCGCATTGTCCTGCTTGGTGCGCTCACCGGCCATGCCGATCGAGTGATAAATCTCACTGATGATCGTGCTGATCGTCGAAGTGACCAGGCCGGCCTGCTTGGGATCCGGTGAAATATATGACGGGGCCGCCGAACCCTCAGCGTTGTAGGCGAAGATCCTCTTCGTCCCCATCTCGTAGAGTGCAGTGTACGTCGCGCGACTGCCGTCATTGTCGTCCGCATCGTCAGACTCATCCCCAGACGGAAGGAGGCCCTGGAATGGGATGACTAGCTGACTGAACGTCTGGTCCTGAATGATCGCGTCAAGATTGGAGAGGTAGTTCGCACAAGCGCGGTCGAGATATGCAACATCCTCGATCAGCGCGGGAGCCGTGTAGAGTGAGTCCGTGATGACATGATCGCTGAAGAAAACCGGAACCAGGCCAAGCTTGTGCGTGTCGCTCGATTCAAGCGTCGCTCGCTTCGGCCCACCCTTCCCATCCTGAACGACGTTGATTAGCGCCCAGAAGTCTTTGGTCCATAGCCTGTAGCGAACCCGCTCAGCACCGGTGGCGGTGAGTGGATTTCCGTCGTCTCGCGCAATCTCGGCGAGTAGGATCCAGTTAAGCTCGCCGTCATCATCATAAGCGAAATCAAGAACATTGAGAGGCGAGACCACATAGGCGTAAATCCGTTCCTTGGAACCCTTGCGTTCAGCGACAGAGGCCACCGCCTCGGAATAATTATTGTCGACGACAACAGCGACACGGCCGAATGTGGAATTCTTCGCAGAAATCGTTTCGATGAGATTTTCGATCGGTCCCTTGGAGAGGGTGGCGTTCTTCCAGAAACGCTTCACTTCCTCGGGGGCGTCCGTCGAGCGCTCGACGATCCCCTTCAAAACATATTTGTTCACCAGGTTGACGACTTCGCGGGTATGCGGGAAGCGAAACGCGCGCTTCTTTCGATCGCGGAATTCCTTCGGGCCTTCCTTAGACCCGCGGAACAGGTTCTTTTCAAACCACTTTCGACCGCCCTTGAACGTGTCCTGCAGAAACGTCCAGTGCTCGATGTTCGACGCATACTCCGGGTGCCGGCGTTCAACCATCTTCAGAAGGTCGCCGGACGCAGCTGATTGGAGTTGTTCAAGCGTCAGATTCATACGGCCCAGTATACCCTTAACGGATGTGCATGTATATCATTATCTATGCACTTAGATCGAGATGCCGACGGGGACGCTGTAGCGCTTACCGTAGATGTAATGGATCGGGTAGCCGAGTGCGTCAGCCATATGTTCCGCGCCCTGGGATTTATCGACGATCGGCGTACCAGGCTTGTAGATCGTCTGCTCCATGCTCTCGATCAGGTGACGGCATTTCTCGTCGACAAACAGGCGTACGGTGCCATCCGCGGATCGGAACATAGAATTCACCGCAGCGACGCGATCGGCAACCAGAGGGTGCTTCTTCGGGTAGATGAGTTTGCGGTAACCCTTCTCACGAAACACATCGAGATCGTTCTCGCCGCGCGATGAGGCACGGTTCGCGCCGGCGGGGTCGGGGTAGATCGAAATGGATTTCTTGTATTTGAAATACCTGCGGTCGAGTTCGTCGGCGACCTCCGCAGTGTTCGATCCTGGGAAATAGATTTCGTCGACGATCCACACTTCGCCGTTAGGCTGCTGCTGCATGATCACCGAGCTCATAGGATCGACGTTAAAGTCCTGACCGACAATGATCGGCAGACGCGGATTGAACGGATATTTGCCGACGTTGGCGTTACGATCGAAGGCGTAATAGACGCGGCCCGACATGCTCTCGAACGACGCCTCGAACTCCTGGCGGAAGGTGCGCGGGTCGAGGTTCTTGCGCGCCGCAGCGATTTCGCTGGGCGGGAAGAAGGGTGATGTGATCGTCTTGAACTGCCAGCTGAACCATTTGAAGTCGCGGCGGTTACGCGCGATCTGGCCGTTGCGCCAGAGCTGATAGAAATGGTTGAAGCTCTTGGGCGTGCCGATGATAAAGGCTTTGCCCTTGGTGGTCGTCAGGGTCGGGTAGAGCACCTCGCCCCAGACATTCGGACGGAAGTCCTGGAACTCGTCGAGCACGAGGAAATCAACACCGCGACCGCGCAGGGTATCGGGGCGATCGGCGCCCTTGAGCTGGATCTTGACGCCGTTGATCAGGCGAATCTCAAGCCGGCTTTCGTGAGTTTTCTTGACCCAGGCCGCGGGGATGTTGCTCAGCAACTCATCCCACATGAGCTCTCGCGCCATCGCGAAGGTCGGCGCGACGTACCAGATCAGCTTGTTGCCCTTGCCGCGTGCGGCTCTCAGGATCTCAGCTCTGGCGAGCGTGGTTTTCCCGAAGCGGCGACCGGCGCAGACGACCCGGAAGCGGGAGGGGTTACGAAAGACCTCGGCCTGGCCGGAATGCAGCTTGATGTGAATTTTCGGGATGGCGAACACGAGGATCAGTCCTCGTCTTCGTCGATGGTCTCCTGGTAGTCCGCCTCGTTCGCGTCACGCATCGTGTCGATTTCGTCAGGAGAATACTCGCCGATGTTGAGATCCGGGAGCTCTTCCTCTTCGTCCATGAGCTTGGCGATATCGAGGATATCCCAGAGTTCGCGACGTCCGGTTGCGACGATGGCCATCGCGTTCTTGAGCGTCAGCATGTCGGCGTTGACCAGCGGCAGAGACCCGGAGCTGGCGGCTTCCGAAACTTTCTTGACCGCAAGCTGGGTCAGCACCTTGATGTACTTGGCATGGTCTTCACGGACCTTCTGGGCATCCGCCACTCGCCGGGCGTGCTCGGCGCGAGCTGCGTCCTCGACCTCGGACTTCACCTCGGGGAGCCGGGAGTCCCGCGTCGCTCCGCGGGTGCGGAGCCCTTCGCGGATCGCCTGGGGCGAAACCCCAAACTGCTCAGCCATCTCCTTAACCGTCTTCTCACCGCGCTCGTACAGCGTCACCACCGTAGCCCATTCCACCGATGTGAGACGCTTAGCCATACTCGAAAACGCAAACCTTGAACCCGTGAATGTTTATCAATCTACATGCACTTGCGGGATATGTCAACGATGGGAGGGTTTAAGCTCACCGCAGGGGTAGCTTTGCTGCTCACCGCGAGGTGGTTTTGATGCTCACCGCGAGGGTTCAGATTGGGTGTAGGATGATCCGATGAGTTACGACACTTTTTTCATGTCTATGTATATACTGAACGTAGTGAAGTATATTAAATCTAAGATTCTAAAATTAGAAATTATAACTCCTCTCACGCGCGCGTACGCATACGCGAGCGCCTCGCGCGGGCGGCGACGCACGCGCGCTAGGGGGTTCAGACTTTCTCCGGTGAGCGCATCAGCGGTCTGATCAGCTTCATGCCGAGCTCGGTGATCGCGTACAGCCGCATGGCCTGACCGCGGCGAGCTTCCCTCCCCTGCTCCTCGACGAGACCGTGCGCGGCGAGGTGTCGCATCGTGCAGAGCGTGGCACCCCGCGTCGTCCCAGGTGCGACGGCATCGCGGATCTGCAGGATGTCGAGCAGCGACCCGTCGGTGTTCCGCTTGAGCAGCAGCTTGAGCACGGCGACCTGCTTGCTGGTCATCCGCAGAGGCTGGGTCTTGGGTGGGAGTTTCATCACGGCACAATCACCAGCGGCTTGTCGGTGGGTTGGTTGTCGAACCAGGCCAGTGGGATCGACGGTGGTAATTTCCGTCCGACGTCGGGGTTGGTGTAAATCCCGTACAGCGGCGAGGCGAGTACCATCTGCTGGAGGTTGTGGATCAGATCCCGGAAGCTCATCGCCGCGACCCGGCGCTCGCCGGCGCCGCCCAGCGACTTGCCGGTTTTCTCCAGCGCCGAGTGCCGGTAATAAAACTCCCGAACAGCCTTCTCGACTGCGGCGCGACCGTGCTCCGGCAACCCCGACCATTCCTCGATGATCGCCTCCAGATCGGCAGGATCGCTGACGAACATGCCCCGGAAGAACTTGATCCCGATGTCGTATTTCGCCGACCGCATGGGCTTGACGAACTGGAAGCCGGCGCGGTGGGCGAACTGGTTGTATTTCGACATCGACGACTGGATTTCGAGGAACCGCTTGCCCTCCATGCGGCTCGCAATGTTGGCGAAGCGGTAGGCCAGCCCAGCGCCGCGGTACATCGTGTCGACGACGACGCGCGCCACCACCGAGAGGTTGGCGTTGATCCATTTCATCCGGTACTGGTTGGTGATCCGATTATCCTTCCCGGTCGGCCTAAGTTTCGGAAAAACCTGATGTCTTTCCTTCAGCAGCAGCTTCGGCGAGGCCATCACCAGGCAGCCGATAACCTCGTCTTCGAGCATCAGCCGGAAGTGGTGACTACCCGCTGGCAGCGACCCGGATTGCTTGTAGTGGAGGGCTTCGAGCAGGCGCCAGTCAACGATCGTGCCGCGCTCAACCCGCATGTTGTCGAGCAGCGACAGCTTCGGCGCTGGCGACGCGTCCCGGCGGATTTCCCAGGGCTCCTCAAGCTGCGATGCGGCGGTCATCGATGGTGATCCGATCGTGAAAACGCTTGGTGATGAACAGGCTGGGAGAAAGTTCTTGCACAAGGTCTGCATGTGTAGTAGCTAGCACAAGAACCTTTGAAAACGACCTTGCAACCTTTTGAAGATTGAACGCCAAAACCTTCGCTGTGACCCGATCCAAAACCGCTCCAAACTCATCCGCAACCCAAACGTCCGCATCCTCCTCGATCAACTTAGCAATCCGAAACCGATACTTCTGACCGTCTGACAATTCCTGTGGCTTCCGAATGTAGAGATACGCATCCGACAGACCTGCAATCGACAGCAACCTGATCGCTTCCGCCATGCTTCCCTGACCCAACTGATCAATAATCGGCTTGTCCTCAAACTCGACCTGATCGATATTCGCAACCTTCATCCTCGTCGCCAAACCGGCAGATATTTCACGCAAAAGCACTGATTTCCCCGCACCAGACTGCCCATTGATGTAGACCACGTCGCCAGGGTTTATCTCGACTTCCAGATTGTCCAGAACCGTCCATTCGCGATCCTCAAGACCGAGCCCGAACGCCTCCGCAACCTTGATAACCCGATCAGAGCGCTCGGTGCGCGTCGAGAAGGATTTATTGAGCTTTAGTTTCATTTTGTCACTCTTCCATGAAGTCCCCGTAGGGATCCAAAGCAATTCGCTGCATCTCTGCCTGAGCAAGAGCCAGTCCTCCCAAGAACAGAGCTAGCTGTTCTACTGCACCATGACTGATCATCGTCGATGTCCCACGCATCGTCAGATCGCCCTCGTCGACACCGGCGACCATGACGAAATCGCGCAGCTGCCCCTCGCGCACCGCTGACCGAATCTCGTCGAGAAACTCCAGCGTGTTATGCCGATTGATGTCCTGCTCCTGGGTCCGTGAATGCACCGGCTCGCGGGTGTGGATATGCACCGCGTTGGGAACCACCTCGACGCTGTCTATGGCGCGTTCGTCATCCGCGACCTCGTACCCCTCGGTGAGCTCATCGAGCTCCTCCGTGGACGCAACGGCAACATAGAGGCGCTGGTCAGGACCAGGCTGAAGGATCGCGGTGAGCTCTTCCATCAGCTCGATCATGCGCTCATGCTGCTCGGGGGTTAGCTCAACGTCCATTGAGCCACTCCACCCAGGCGTCGGCACCCGTCAGGCCGGTCTCAGCTTCGATCTCGGCTGCAAACGCTCGGAACAGACGCTCATGCTTGACCGGGATCGCCTTGAAGCCCAGTACCTTGACCAGCGGCGAGACGTCACCGTCCGCCTCCTCGACCTTGCGCTTGGTCTCGGCGTCCTGCTCGTCAATCTCGGCATCGAGATCGTCCGCCAGCGCGTCGGCATTGAAGCCGCCAAGATCCTCGGTGAGGAAGTCGAGCTCGTGGAGATCGAGCCCCAGCGCGTCGAGCGAGACGTCATTCTCCATCGACAGGCGCTGCAGCTCCTCGGCCATGAAGGCGCTGTCATAATCGTTGGAGGCTGTCTTGTTGTGCGCGATCCGCGCAGCGTCCGCCTGGTTCTTCGAGAGATGCTTGGCCCAGCGCACCGGGATCGAGCGCGCCTGACCCAGTTCGCACAGGGCCTGGAACCGACCATGGCCGGCGATGATCACGCCTTCCTTGTCGACGATCAGCGGGTCGAACAGCCCAAATTCGCTGATCGAACGCTTGAGCTTGTCGACCTGCTCGCGGCTGTGAACCTTGGTGTTGCGGGCATAGGGCTTGATCTTGTCCGCCGGCCACCATTCGATGCCCAGCTTGGTCAGATCGTAAGGATCCATCTCTACTGTGGGTGTTTCGTCTACCATGCGCTTAATCTCCAAAGATCTCGTCGACACCCTGCGGGTCGTCGAGCTCAAATTCCTCGCCGGCGCCACAGCCGGCACAGATCCGCGGCTTGAACTTGTTCTTGCACTGCGAGCATTCGTCGAAATTCCAATGCGCGTAGCGGGAGCCCTCATCGTCCGGTGAATCAATCATCGTCGGCTCCCAGAATGTGAACCAGCGCGTCGCCGGCGTTGGAGAGGTCGTCCGACGTGTTGAAGCCCTGAGACCGGATGACATCGAGAACGCGCTCACGGACGCGCGCTGCGTCATTCAGCGTGCATTTGAAGCGAAGGATCTCATGGGTCTTGGCAGGACGCGTCTGAGACGCGTCGGCATCAGGGTCGGTATCGATATCCGCATCGGCATCAAGGTCGAGGTCGTCGACATCGACCGCCAGCGAGTCGACGATGCTGGCAATATCCTCATCCGACCAGGGCATGATGTCCGCGATCTCGGAGCTGTCGAGGCTGTTGAGGAGCTCGGCGAGGCGCATCGTGTCGTCGACACCGTAGCGCGCATTGTCGATCAGGCTGATCTCGCGCGCGCGCTCGTCTGAAATGCGACCGAGGTTGATGGTTGGCACATTTGCCATTCCGAGCTCGACCGCTTGCTCGACCCGATGCTGGCCGCCGAGCGATTGCAGCGTCCCGTCATCGAGTTCGCGCACCAGCACCGGCTTGAACATGCCGAGCCTGGCGATCGAGTTTTTGAGCTTTTCCTCATTTTCGTGGGTGACGACATTGACGTTCCAAGGGTTCGGAACGATGGCCGTCGGATCTACCTCAACATAACGCATACACTACGCCTACAACAACAATTTACACCCTTTCAGTATAGGACAAAAAGCCTCTAAGGTCCACGAAAACTTGCCTTGAAATGGTAATACGGTTTAGTGCATACCGTTACACACACAACCTAGACAACCTTGCCTTGAAACGGTAATATGAGCGCAATGAGTAAGACAGCACAGTTGATCGTGAACCCGGTCGTCGCAGAGGTGCGCGGCGTCGATGACGTGACCCGTCTCGCGCTTTCGAACGCGATGGGATATGTCGTCGACGGGTTCGAACACACCTCGGCGGGCCAGAGTGGTTGGGATGGGCGCTCGACGCTCTACGACTGGCGTACCAACCGCTTCCCGGCGGGTTTCGCTGTTACCGCCCAGGGCATTCTTCGATCCGCCGGCTTCCAGATCCAGCTGATCCGCAAGCCGCTGCCCGAGCCGCTTGGGCCGTTGCCGACCCAGGAAAAACCCCTGGTTGACGAATTCGGACCCGATGATCGCTATGATTATCAGTTCAAGGCGGTCTCGCTGCTGGAGAAGCACGGCTCGTACATCGCACGCTGCGCGACTGGCGCCGGTAAATCCCGACTTGCTCGCCTGTGTATCAAGCGCATCGGTCGTAAGACGCTGTTTCTGACGACGCGCACCGTGCTGCTCTACCAGATGGGCGAAGCGCTGGTGAAGTCGGGTTTCAAGATCTCCTATGTCGGCGACAGCGAATGGGATACATCCGGCGATGTCGTGCTCGGCATGACGCAGACCCTGTCTGATCGTCTGACCGACGACCCCAAGATCGACTCGTTCAAGATGTCACACAGCGAGGTCGACGCTGCGCGCGAGCGTTGGAAGCGTCGCCGCGACGAGGCGATCGATTTCCTGAAGGAGATCGAGTTCGTGATCGGCGAGGAAGCGCACGAGGCTGGCGGTCAGGGCTATTTCCAGACCCTCAAGCACTGCCGTCGCGCGCCTTACCGTCTGGCGCTGACCGCGACCCCGATGATGCGCGACGGCGAATCCAACATGCGACTGGTCGGTATGTTCGGACCAATCCGGCTCGATGTCAGCGAGGAGATGCTGATTGACCGCGGTATCCTCGCGCAACCTGTCTTCAAGTTCGTCGAAACGGAAGCTCCGCCGACGCTCAAGCGCAGCTCGGCCTGGCAGAAGGCGGAAGAGCTCGGCATCGTCAAGAATGTCTCGCGCAACAAACTCATTGCTGCTGAAGCAATTCGTGCGGTGCGATGGGGGCTGCCGGTGATGATTCTGGTCAAACGCCGAGCACACGGCGAAGTGCTCAAATCGATGATCTCGCGCATCTTGAGCAGTCGCGTCGATTACATCTTCGGCGATTCCAACAAGGTGAAGCGCGACAAAGCGCTCGCAGATCTCAAAAGCGGCGCACTCCAGGTTCTGATCGGCTCGACCATTCTCGATGTCGGTGTTGACGTGCCGGCGGTCGGCATGCTGATCCTCGCCGGCGGCGGCAAAGCCGAGGTTGCGCACCGTCAGCGTATCGGCCGCGGCCTGCGCGCCAAGCAATTCGGTCCAAACATCTGTTTCGTGCTCGATTTCATCGATCGCGCCAACCGACACCTGCTTGGTCATTCCAAGCAGCGACGCGCGATTGTCGAACAGACCCAGGGCTTCAGTCGCGGAATCCTCAAGAAAGGCGAGGATTTCGATTTTGCGGGGCTGGGTTTCCAGCGCCCTGCCCTCGCTGCTTGAGATTCATATGAACCTGCCGATCGACCTTCCGCTCAAAACCGTGAGCACCAAAGTCTCCGTCAAGGCGTGGGACCAGGCGCATGTGTTCGCCAAGGAATATGAGGTGCGGATCTCCGATGTGCTTTCGGCATGCCTGCTGCATATGCCGCCCGAGAAGCTGCGCGAGATCCTGCAGCGCCAGGCCGAGGTACTCGACTCCCTGCCCAAGGTCGTCCGCGGCGTGATGCGCCACGCCCCGACCCT